AAAAACAGCACTTTATTTTTGTCTACCATAATACCCCTTTGTGTTGTCAGCCTAGTCGGAGGCGGGTCGTCCCCCGGTACTAGGATTTGCGGCCGATCCTGCAATATTTGCAGGAATTCGTAATTCATCGTTACCAGCAATTTCGTCGTAACGTAATTCTGTTCTTGCTTCGTTGGCGCTAATAATGCCGGCATTTACTAGTGTTGAGTGGTATGCAGCTACGTCTTTTAGTTCTGGCTGTAGTGCACTCACCGAAGTTGTAATAGCTTCTATGTCGTAGCCAAAGTAGCGCTCTACGGCACTAATAAACTTTCGGTTTATAGGTAAGACAGTTTCTAGGTAAAATAGGCGTAGGTTAGGGCTAATATTGGCGTTGTTACCACCTTCGAGTAAGATCGGAGGCAAGCCAATTGCTCTCATAATTTTTTGATCGTGTGTTTTGATGCTTTGATCAAAATCCATGTCTTTGAAACTGGTTTGAGCTAGCTGCTGCGGCTTTAGTCCCGAATCTAGGATAACAGGACGCTTACCGCCAGCTTTTGAGCTGTATCTTTGTAACCAGTATTGAATTGTTTTTTCTTTGGCAACTTGTGAAAGTGTGTTTTCGGTGGTTAAAACCATGCCAAAAATTGCACCGTTATCAAAGAACTGTTCTTGAAATTGTTGCATTGAGTACAGGACATTTATTGAACGTTCTGCACTTTGTAGTCTGCTAGCTCCACGATAAATTGACTCGGAGCTAACATCTCTAAAGTAAAAAACTTCAGACTCTTTGAAGTCAACAGCCCCGTTGTATCTATAACCACGAATAAACGTTTTGGAATCTGTTAAGATTTCCACAGAGTCCGCAGGTAAGTGGTACAAGAATATACCATCAAAGTGTACGAATGCGTTGCCTTCTAAGACAAAGTCTGTGAATAGTGCACTACGGAAATCTTGTGCACTCTGGTAAGGGTTAGGTCTGAAGTTTAAGAGAGTATTAAGCGTCTTTTGACGAGTTCCACTCACAACTCCTTCGTGTACCTTTTCTTTGATATCGTAGTCTAGTGAAGCGCAGGCATTAACCAGCATGTTAACGGGTCTGTTAACTGACTCCAATTTTTTAAATGCTTGCGTGTAAGTAATTTTTGCGGTAGTACCGATTTGGGTACCTTCGCCTTCGGCAATTCGTGTTTGTGCTGGGTTTAGTTTAGTACGAAACCAGCTATTTGGATTAAGCCAACTCATTGTCGTTCCCTATGTAAACTCCGAGAAAAATGAGCCGAAACTTTGTGGTGGAATATCTGAACCGGTGTTTAGGTGTTTTTCGCGCTGTAAGCCGAGCCAACGGGCCTGTTTAGCTTCGCTACCAGGCTTAGGAGCTTTACCGTAAACGCCATGAAGCGCTACATGATGACGGTTACATAGGGTGTAAACCTGATCATATAGCTCGACATGGTGCTCTGCGATAAACTCATCTCTTACTGCTAAAATACCTTCGTCGGTAGATATATCATAGCCTTTTTGTTCAGCCCAGCGCTCAAGAAGTATTGTTACTGAGTGTAAGTGGTGAAGTTCTAGATCTTGTGTGTTCGCACAGATAAAGCACTCGGACTTCTTTTCATAAGCTGCTTTAGCCTTGTCACGTACCCACTTAACGCTTAGTCGTTTGTTTGTGTTTTTAGCCATTTTTTAGCCATAGCTTTTTTGAATATACTAGTATTATATACCACAGGTAAACAAAAGTCAAGATGCAAATTTTGTTTGGGGTAGTGGACTGTTAAAATACTACTTAAATAGTGTATGTATATAGTGCATAACGAATAGCGTCAGCCATGTGAGAGTAGTCGTCGTGTTTTGGGCGTTCACGAGTTAAACCCTCTTTGTTACTCCAGGCATACTGGTCAAACATAGCTAAAGAGTGCGTACAATGGCGCATAATCTTTAGTCGACCCTGAGCCACCAAGGTTTGAGTATACGCAATTCCTGGTAAGACGTCTTTTTTGGACTTTGTGGTCGACATGTTGTATAAGTACGCTAGGTCAGCACTAAACTGCGCTGCAGCAGAGTCGATGAATATAGTTTCAACCTGCCAACGATCACAAAGCGCTTTAAACTGCTCAGCGTGTTGTTGTGTGGTTTTTTCACGATCTTGGTACTCGTCAACAATATAAAAACAATCAGTATCCCAGGAGTAGGCAATAACTACAAAAGATGTATAGTCTTTGTATCCAGGATCGCAGCCAGCAATAAACTCGCAGTTACGGCCTTCCGCAATCTCACTAGGTAGCTCATCAATGATGTTGGCAGCGTCTAGTGAGTAAATTTGACCCTCAAACACTGTAAACGATGCTAGGTATTCTTGTTCAAACTCTGCACGTGACATTGAGCGACGTGCTTCTGAGACGTCACTCTCCGACATTCTGGTATTTTCAGTGTAGTCNGCNTGTATGCTAATCCACTCTGGAAATTCCGGACTAAAGCCACGATTCCAAAACTCCGAGAACCAGTTGTTGCGACCACGGGGTGTTGAAATAAAAATTGCTTTGGCGGTGGGCTTGTCTAGAGTAGGTCGTAACGCAACGTTAAAGGCTGCTTCGCCATCCGAGCCTAAGGCAGCTTCGTCAAAGATAATTAAGTCGTAGCTACGACCCACGCACGAGTCCACTGTGCTTAGTGAACCCATGCGAATAGTCGACCCGTTGCTTAGTTCAATGATTTTATCTTTTAGGTTATCACGGGTAACTTCTAAGTCAAAGTGCTTGATTAGTCGGCGTTGNAGCTCAAAGCTAATCCCCGATAAATTATAGTTAGGTGACATAATTAGTACATTGCTTCCAGGCACTAGCGAAACTAACTGACCTACCACGTTAGCTATATACGTTTTGCCTAATCGGCGTGCTAGTGCAGCACACACAAAACGATACTGGGGATTGTTAACAGCATTGATTAAGGCGATTTGGGGTCTGTTTATGGTATCGTAGATGTTTAAGAGCTTGAGATAGTTAGCAATCGGTAGTTTAATAAAACGAGTTGCTGCAGGAAATTCTGTGATCGTCTCCGAATCTACTCCCATACGTGAAATAGTTAACATTAAACGCCGGTTCCTGTTATTAACTGATTGATTAGTGTTGAGTACCGTGAACCGTCTAGGCCCTCGTTGTTGATTTGCACATTGACTTGTTTTTGTGGTGAGTTGCCTACTCGGAGCTTTTCTAGCTGAATTTCACGATCTAGCAAGTCCATGCTCATCTTGTGAGAAAGTGCTAGTAATTCACTAATATCCTTAGTGGAGCCTGCCTGAGCTTCTTCTAGTTCCGTGAACTTTTGCTTGATTAGTGCATCCATGGCACGGCGCATTAAAAATCGGTTGTTGTATCCAACGTCCATGAATACTGCGTCGATAAAGCTTTTGACTTCGCGACGGCGCAAGATCTCAGTGACTGTATCCACGCTTAAGTCAAGTTCTTCAGCGACCTTTCGTGGGTCTTGGAGTTGTAGGTAACAATTGGCCACTTCTAGGTTTTCTGGGGCAATTGTGACAATTTCTGCGGGTAAGTGCTGGTTCATGAATAGTGTCCTTTTGGGTTAATTATATCATGCGAGGGTGTTTACTGCAAGTGGAGTTTTTTTGTGGTGGGGGTTGGGGGCGGGGAAGTTTGGGAGTTTGGGACACTTGGAACACTTGGGTTGCTTTAGGGTCGGGCATACTTGCCGTGTAAAATTTCTGCCGCTTCCATATAAGCTGCGTAAGCCTCTTCAGTGGTATCATAGCTGCCTAAATAATGCCCTTGGTTTTTATACGTTATCCTGGCCTCATAACGCCCGGCCTTATTATAACTTACTCCCTTAGGTAGGTCTTTAGATACATTTGGACGATTTATCTGTTTTCCCCTATTTGCATTATTTTGAGCTTGAGTAGCTAGCCGTAAATTTTCTATTCTGTTGTTGTAGGGATCGCCGTCGATATGATCTATCTGTATCCCCTCAGGTATTGCTTCGTGAAACATTTCCCATATAATGCGATGAGCATAATAGCGCTTACCAGAAATTTTTACTCTTATGTAGCCTTTATCGTGCATATTTGAATAGATATGGCCAGTAACTTTATTAATCAGCAGGCCGTCGTCATAAATAAACTTGTCGTGTAGGTTCATAAATTCTCCTTGAATATGTTAAATTATACCGCAACAGCAGGGTGGGCACAAGCTTAACTTTATCAATGCTTTGGCACCGTAATGGTTTTCAATTTCTTCTATAAATAGGCCGTATGGGTGGGCCCCGCGGCAATCGGCAACTCACTAGTCAGCTAACCCCCCCTGGGTGTATTATAGCACAATTTTGGCAAAAGGGCAATATTTTTATAAATATATTTTTTATGTTGTATTTTTGCACACTTGAATCTTTTTGGCAGAATGGGGTATAATAGGTACTTAG